ACATTATACTTTCCTATTTTATTAATAAAGTCTTCCTTAAAATCGGCATACTCTAAAATATCAGCCACCCTATATGTTAACGCTTCAGCTAACGTTCGATATATGTAAAGACTTCCGTCTAATATATGTCGGGTAGCTGTATTTGAGCTTAAAGCTGCTAATTTCTGAACACCTACTAAAGCATCAGGATTAGGGCTTGACCCATCTCTCGCTTCATTAAGACCAGTTACTGAACGTATCATGTCTAAGTAATGATTGTAATTTGCTAAAAGCATCTGTGTTTTAGAAGCTCCTGAATTACCTGTAAGCTGTTGAATGGGAACTCTTCCCTGATTGTACTCACCGTCTTGAGTATAGCTACGACCTATAACACTACCCGTTTGAAAATACAAACGCAATGCGTCTTCTGGATTATATGCTGCCCCTGTCCCTAAGTCAACCTCATTTAAACCATCTGCATCAATATAAACCCCATCAGGAACTACCTTAGCAATTACTTGCTGTAGCTTTAAATGTGTTATTTGTATAAGATCCGCAAAAGGAATCATTCGTCGTACTAAAGATTCAATAACACCCTTGTACATTCTTGGTGCTACTGCTACATAATTAGGTAATGCATGCTGCGATGAAGACTTAGGTCTAACCATATTCTTTGCAAGTTCCCATTTGAGTATAATGTTAGTTCCCATAACCATTACACCATCATACCACACATCGATAGTCTTTTCAATCTTTTCAAAGTTTCCTTCTTCAAGCATTTCTTCAGGAGGATTAAAGGTATCGTCCTTTTCTATCATCTTAATTGCACCACCTTCATTTATTTTTTTCTTGTAAACTATTTTTTTTGTTGTCTTGTAATTGAAATACATTAATGTACAAGTGTCGCGATAAAATATATCGTTTTCAGAATATTGTGCAGTATTAAAGTAATCATACCAGCTTTGACCGTATCTAGATATTTCTTCTAACTGCTCATTAGTTAAGGTTGGATCAATTTTTACTAGTTCACTTATACCCACTGTTTTTATTTCACCCCAGTAGAAACAATCTTTAAAAAATGGATCTTCAGTATAACTATATATAACATTAGCAGGATCTACATACGATACTTGAACTCCAGAACCTGGAAGAAACTCGTGCTTAGCCATACCAACTCCTATAACCATCTGATCATAGTCTATTCTTTTTCTAGTATCTTGATAATGATTTTCAGCAAACATGGTATCGATTGCTTCTTCTTCTGCAATTTCTATTGCTGGTTTATAGTTAAGATTCATGTATAACGAAAGTTCTTCGTCTGAAGCTGGTAATTCATCAGGGTCCATTATAAATGGATCAAATCCAGTCTCTTCTTTTATTGTTGTCAGAACAGGTTTAGCTGCCATCTGACCCTCAATCATCTCTTGATACTTACTTCTTTTTGATTGAGACAAAGCATCTTGAGCATAAGCCTTAACCTTAAAAAGCCTATCCTGCATACCATTAACAACAATGTCTACAAACTTTGGAAGTATAGGAACCGGAGTCCAGTCAAGGTTTAAATAAGACAGATCACCATCTATAGATAATTCGTTCTTATATTTAGCAACCGACTGTTCACCCCTAGCATATAGACGCAATCTATTAAAATCTCTCCACTGACTGTGGTATCTAGATCCGCTAGAATCTTTTCTGAACCACTCGTACTGTATCGCTTGACCTATCTGTAGACCGAATTGATCGGAGGCTTTTTCTGAGTCTGATACAAACTGACTAGGAAAACCTACAGATGAAATATTTATATTAACGTCTTTCATCTATTTTATTAATTCACTATAAACTCCATTATTAGTATATCTTGCAAAGTTAAGATTTATTTTGGTTTGTTTTTGATCAGGCAAATACAGATTCTTTTGATTAGCCATAACCGCTAAACCTGAGCTAATACTAGCATCAAACTTTGTTCTATTATTAATATCAAACCTTGACCACTCCTCCAAGGTACGCATAAAATACATGGTTCCCATTTCAGAAACATCTCGGTAAGCCCCATCTAAATCTAGACCTACATATTTTTCTATATACGACTCAATAGCTGCTGCATGTGACTGCTTAACATCCTCTGATGTATTCGGTATACCTCCTAATTCTTTTTCTGTTTTAGATAGTTTGTTGAAATGACGATCAGGTCTATTCACACTATAGCCCCTATACCCTCTGTTTTTAAAGTGATACAAAAGCCTTGGCTTATTGTTCTCTACAAGTATCGGCATACTATAAAAAATACACGCCATTAATACTTCTTCAAAAAATATCTCTGCCGTCTGTGGTCTAGCAACGTACTCTAGAAAAAACTCATTACTCGGAGCTTGCTCCATATTAAATTTAGTAAGTCCATGCAACGCACCGTTAGATCCTCTTCCTCCTACCGTTCCAGAGATATCATAAGAATCACAACCAAACGCACCTATGTGTTCATTTAGAGGATAGAAGACTCCATTTTTAGTCTGCTTTCTATTTGTCAAAGATTTATTAGGAGTCCACGATACCTTAAATCTACCGTTAGGATCAGGAGTGAATATAACTTCAGTATCTTTTACTCCGTCTTTCCAATAAAACTTACCTGTAGTTACGTGCTGATTTATGATAAGCGAATCATTATAATCTATCTGTTGATATATTTTACTTAAATTAAATAAAGAAGATTTGCTTTCATCTCTAAACGCATGCGATACACTTCTAGGAAACTGACGGTAAAATTCATTCAATGCATCTGGATCTTTTTTAAGCGAATCAACTTCAGCTTGCCAGTAATCAATTGCACCATTAAGGATCATTTCTCCATCAACTCCAAGCACAGGTTTCTCAGGCTTGTAAAATACAGGCATCCCATACTTATCTATAAAACCTTCCATGTTCCATTCCATAGGAATAAATAAAGAATACATACCACTTTTAGTTTGACCATTTGAATTACGTGTAGATAAATCAGAGTCTTCAAACAACTTTTTAAAATTATCACCTCCTTTATTTAAAGCATTAGAAGTAGAACCCATCATACACTTGCCTATTATCTTACTACCTAACCTCAAGCAAGTCTTAGTTACGCGCCAATTATTTAATATGTTATTAGGCTTTAGCCATTTTCCACTCTCATCATGAACTAATAAAAGTAATTTTTCACCATCATAGGAGTTTTCATCTGTATTCTTCCAGTCAATAGTGGTATCTAAACCGTAGAGCTCGTCATCTACAGTATCATACATATTTTTTTTAGTAATCTTAGAGGCAGGTATACGAAATGCTAATTCTGTTTTTGGCTTATCCATACCATCCTGAATAGGTTTAAAAAAGAATGGTAACCTATTCGCAATAGGAACTACCTTATCGGTAAACATCTTCTTAGCATCAGACCCAGTCTTAGATAGTATGCCTACTCTAGAGTCTTTTACTAAAGTACCAGTGTTAACACATTCTGACGATCCCATAAATGAGAATCCAGAACGTCTTATTTTTAAATAGTCCATTCCAAAACATCTCTTGTCAGCCTTACAAGCTTCCCAGTAAATAAAAAATATTCTATTAGCCTCTCTAAAGTCTGGATATCCAATATCAATACTTGTCCACTGTAAATACATGTAGTGAGATCCAGTCATATAAGTTTGAATGCCGTTGTTATAAAACCAAAAGCCTAACTCTCTTCTGTCAAATTCTTTTTCTATGTAGTCAACCCACTTATCTTTAAACAACGATGACATTTCATTCCATTGAAATATAGAATTAATTCGTGATAGCTGCTTTGGTATAGATTCTCTTTCCCAATACTGATCAACTTTAGAATCTGATCGTTTATGTATTTCCTTGGGTTGCATCGGTAGACCGATATATAAACCATTAACTTCTATTACCTGATCAATTTGACCTGTTTTAGAAATAACAACTAGCTTATACTTTTCATTATATCCGTAAAGCCATGATCGATTATTATTCTTATTCTTTAGAACTCCAGAAGGAATAAAATCTTTTACATTACTATATATTTTATTTTGATCTTCTTTCTGCAAAGCCTTGTTTTGTTTGAGGTTTATCTTTATTAACTGACATATTTATATTCTCTTGCTCTGTATCAATCTTATTAAGAATCTCAAACGCATCGAATATAGCTAATTTTTTAGTGGCTGCCGCATTCTTCAATCTATCTGCAGCTAGCTCATCTTCTGGATCATGCTTTATTATATCCTCCTTTGCAACTTTTATTAATTGCTCAACAGCTTTTTTACCTGCCTGTATTATTTGTAGTTTTAATAAATCTGAACTCATAGCATCATTGTTATTTGATGATCAAACATTCTATATAGCTTCTCACCATCTACTTCAAATTCATACTCACTATCTGGTTTAAAAACTATTTTTTGTCCACGCTCAACTCCCTTAGATAATAAATATTTATTTGGATAAGCCATCTCTCCCATAAGAGGCTCTTCATTTCCTCTTTTAAATATAGAAGACTCTTGTTTTTTCATGGGTTTAACAAAGCAATAACGGTCATGGCTATGCCACTTACCATCTTGATTGTACATATAAAATTGATCATTGTCTATAAAAAACAAATCATCTTTAAAATAACTTTTACCACTCTGCTGCCTACCCTTCATGTCATTATAAAACTTAAACACATTGTGATGTACCAACAAAGTATCATCTATTTTAATAGGTCCATTATAATTAAGAGGTAACTCTTGTACTATTGCTTTTCTGTTTGAAAACTTATAGTCTTCTTCTGAGGAACTAGTTATAACATCTAAACCTCCTATATTTTTTGTGTTATTATATCGCTTTCCTTCTAAAGGTTTAACGATAAAGTAAAAAGGAGATCTCATTAAAAATTAATGTTATACTCTATTGACACGGGCATCTTTGAGCCAAACTCTTTCCATAACATTATCTCGTCACTTCTTTGAATCCATATTTTAAAAGAGTTATTTCCAGGGTCGTGTTGTATGAGATGTATAAAATACTGACCGTTTAAAATTTCCTGACCCACTAAGTAGTGCATCGCTCCAGACTTAAAATCTGGTCCAACAGAAATTTTCCTTATATCCATTTGATTTAATTTGATTTGAATATAAAGATACAAATATTTTTAAGCCTTTATTTGTTTAGCTGTTTTTGGAGGGGAACTTTACCCCTATCTTATCTGCCGTTCTTGCTCCGAAGTATCCGCAAAGCACCCACGTAACTAGACTTGCCGTATCCTCTGTATCTAAGCCCATAAACCATCCGCCTACATATGCCATTACTAATACCGCAAGAGTTAGAGGCCTAATATTACGAGCTAACCAACTCTGGCTGTTTGAATCTGCCACCCATCTTTGAGTGACTCCATCTATTTCTGCTCGTTCTATTTTTAATTTTTCTAGAGCAATCTTTTTATCCCCTTCAGAGAGTTCAGTGTTACCACTAATAAGTTCTGAAATAACATTGCCGGGAAGTATAGCGTCACCTACTATACCAAGTATTGAAGGAGCTTTCTCGATAAGAAACTTGCCCACTCTCGTTTCTTTAAAAGGTTTTTTAGTTTTGCTCATGCCACCCTGTATGATGTGCGTCCTTTAATCTTTTCAGCGATCAAAATTCTTTTTCTATTCTCTTCTTGCGACACGTAGCTAACGTGTACCCAGTCAGGATTAGTAGAGTTGCCAAACTCCCATATCATTTGATCAAAGCTTAAATTATCTTTTATGTAGCTAAACATTTCAGCGTTGGTCTTATGTCCGAAAGTATCGTCCAAATCTATCGCGCGTCCCTCGCAATGTTGCGACCGAGAACTACCGCCAATGGCAGTATTTAAATTTTCAGATCTGAACATGCTATTAATTTTTATAGGTCCACCTACATATTCTCTAAGAGGCTCGAAAACATGAGTAGCAATACCAACCATATTAGAAAATTGATTCTTATTCGGATTGTTTTTTAGATTCAACCGAAGCGCTGTATTAGAATGTACAGCTTCTTTGTGCGTTATATGTTTACTTATTCTTTCCATACATTATATACCATTTGTGCAGAGTATATCCTATGGCAATAATGGTGGCAATAATCTTTAGGGCCACATCTAAATTTGTCATTGATGTAGCTACAGCTCCTATGTTTAGAGCATAGATTTTTAAGTCAGTCAATGTTTCTGTTTTTAGATTTAACATATATATAGTTTACTTGAATGTCACCTACTGTGGTGTCTTGCACGTAATTCATTTCTTGTTTGATTTTTTACCCGATCTATTCTGTCCTTTCATTGCACCGGGGACATCTCCGATTTGATTGCCTACTTCCTTAATAGCCTTAGTAACGTCTCTTAGCTCTTCTCCGACACGATCAACTCTTTTAGACACATCAGCCTTCATCTTGTCAAACTTCTTTTCTAGGATGTCTGGAATCATGTTGTTGTTCATGTCTTTAGTAAGACCTTTTTTTGTAAGCCATATAGCGACTATGTTTATTAATATCAGTAAAACTACTAGTCCAATTAGAATTGTTATTGTCATATTGTTTAATTTAATTATGCTATTGCTAAATAGATATAAATTTCACCACTATCATTATTATCATAGGTATCGGCATTCGCTGCCCTTCCAACCGTAAAGCCAGTTGATGTAATATTAAATGTAGCATTTCCCCAAGATGATTCAATAAGATTGTTGTTAGGATATAACCCCATATAATTTCCACCTATAATTCTTTTATTATCCCATAGTAACCATTCGCCTAAAGTACCTGTAGATTTTATCAAAACAAATCTTGGCTGAAATCCAAAATTAATGGCTTTACTCCCATCGAGTGATCCATCACCTGTATAGGTGTCGATTTTTTGATACAATGCAATAGATTTAAAACAATAAAAAACCAAATTTGTAGTGCTAGCATCATATTTTGTTTCTATAGTTGTATTGCTAACACTTTTAAAAATATCTGGAGAAGCACCTGCAGCACTTAATTGAGCAGTTTGATTTAAATTTAAATATCTTCCTGTTCCAGTAGTTGCAGTATAAACTAACCAATTTTGGCTAGAATCCATTGTTTTCAAAAGTATGAGTTCTGGTGCGACGGACAGTCCATGACCAAAAGTTTTAACTACATCAGCAACTTGAGCAGTAGTAACAGCAATACTAAATCCAGCTGCTTCATTCACTGAAACTTGAGTATCTACATTTCCTTCTTGATTTAGTGTAGATGCTCCTCCAGCTTTCCAACACCAGGCTGCGTAAGCATTCGGTGCTGAACCAGTATACTCTCCATTTACAGCATAATTTCCAGCCGTATCATCAGCAACAGTAAATCCATTTGTATCTAATGATTTAAACTGATAATTAGCATTTGTGTATTGTGGATTACTTGAATTACTGTTTATAGTAGGGAAAGTACTACCTCTTAAAGAATCAGCTAATTCATGTGCATTACCAGCTACTTTTCTATTTTTTACCCAAACTAAGTCT